GTCGCAGACGACCACGGTGTTGGTCATCTTGTGGGTCGTGGCAAGCGAGCCGTTGTGGCTGGTCGTTGCGAGCAACTGCGGGCGAACGGTGAAGCCCGATGGGGTTTCAATGTTCTCAGGCAACTCAATGCTGACCCATGCAACTGCGCCACCCTTGAGAAGCCCAGCCTGACCGATGGCAAGGTTGCTGTCGTCCACGATGTTGGCGACTGCGTCAATGAGCCATTCGCCATACTGGTGGATTTGGTAGCCATCCTTGAAGATGCCAAGCACGCTCTGGTCATCAGAGCGAACGATGAACTTGCGGTCATTTTGCAAGACATAGTTGAAGCCCTCAGCGGTCGGGATACCAACGAATGCTGGTGCCTCTACTGCCTGCCAGTTGAGCAAACGGCGATACACATCGGCAACGGGGATTGCGCCAATGTAGTGATTGCTTTCCGAGCCCTGCTCAGATGCTTTGTAGTGCCATGCGTTTCCACGGCGTTCAGTGAATCCAATCAGAGTGTTCTGATTGAGCCATTCCAGTGTTTCCTGTGACATTTGATGTCCTCCTGTATCGGAAGGGGCGGTATTGCCCCACGACCGATTGTAGGGGCGGTCATGTGAGTAAAGCAACAATCGCTCGGTGAAAGTTTCTGTAATGGTCTGAGAACGACAAAAGCCCCCGCCCGTAAGGGCGAGGGCTCCTGCTGGGGGAGTTGTTGGGGGGCTAGAAGGGCTCGGTGAAGCCATCAATCTCGTCTGCTGGTTCGGGCAATTCGTCAGGCTCGCCGCCGAACAACTCGGTCTCGTCCGAGTAAGACACGAACTTGTAAGTGCCATCAGGAAGGGTGGCAGTGCCACCCTTCTCGCCCCAGTGAGCCAACTTTGCGCCGTACCTGAAGAACCCGAATGTGGGGTCGTCAGACGACTTGGTGATGTTTGCCAAGAACGCAAGTGTGTCACCCTCGTTGAGAACCACACGCATCTTGGTGAAGTCAACCACGGGAATGGTGCCCCACAACTTGGTGCCATCTTCACGCTCAAGGATGACCTTGGCAATCGGGGTGTTGTTGTTGCGCCCATCGGTGTCAAACTTGAGAGACACAATTTTGCCAATGACGCTCTTGTTGCGACCGCCTACGACAACTTGCTTGTTGGCAATCATTTCAGCCTTCTTCTCAGCCTTGACCTTGTCGGTCTCAAAGTTGCGCTCAACGCAAGCCATCTGACCTTCAGAGAGAACGAAGCGCATGGACTTGTTCAAGATGTCGGTGTAGAAAGAGTTGCCATTGGCATAGGTCATCAAGTGCATGATGACTTTTTGCTCACGCTCAGATGGCGCAGGTCGTGGTTTGTATGTTGTCATTTTTGATTCCTCCTGTGGAAACGGGACGGGATGCCCCACCACCAAAGATAGAGCAATCGCCCACAAGACACAACACCAAAGTTTGTGTAATGTCCTGACAACGAAAAAAGCCCCCGCACCGAAGTGCGAGGGCTCGTTCCGTGGGGGGCTGATTAGCAGAAGATTGCGTACAGTTGCTCGCACTGCTCAAGTGAATATGTGCCAGCCGAATACTTGCCAACGAGGTGGTTGACGAATGGCTTCAATGTGCCGAGCCACATATGCATTGCAGGCTCGCCAAAGTTTGTGGTCACGAACTCTTGCGTCCACAGCACATCTGCGAACTCGTGGTGATTCTTCATGCGAACTTTGTGACCTGTGTCTGCGCTGTGACGATGACCCCAGTTCTTGGCACCACGCTCGTTGCCACGATGATAGAACTGCTCCCATTCGCACTCTGTGCAAACTGTGTATGGGTAAGCACCAAACACTGCTGTCCCTGTTGGGTTAGGTGAGATAGTTGACATTTGATTCCTCCTGTGGAATTGGACGGGATTGCCCACTGCCAAAGATAGGGCAATCTCTTGCGAAGAGCAACATGAAAGTTTCTGTAATGTGATTCATCAGACAATCCGTTCTCGCAACTCGTCATAACTGATGTTGACCCACCCTGTCAGGGAGTCATTTGGAACTCGTGGTGAGTTATCTTCCGTGGTAGAAAATGAATGCGCACAGCAGGGCTTGTCTTCCCAACAGGGGTGGCACCCTGCGCCAAACTTGAGTCGCAAGATTGGAAACAATTCCACAAGGCGAATTACACAGTCATGGCAAATGTCAAGTCGGCTAAGGAAATGTAAAGGTTTCTGAAAGTTGTCGGTGAAGCCTGCGTATGAACCAGTGATGTCAAATGACAACCCACGGTCAGGTGGTTCTTCAGGCAACCACCGTGTGACTGGCGCACCACACCCGTCACAGGTGTTGGGAAGAGTTTCTGTCATGTCCTTGTCTTTCGTTTAGTTGGGAGTGAGTCCGTGAGAGTTTGTGTAATGTTTCATTACAGGTCATCTTCATCACGATGCTCAAAACTCCAGCAGACCTCACCAGTGACAACACCAGCAATGAAGGCATCAGCCTGCAAACGGTCGTAGCACGATGGTGAGTCAAGAACGAGTACAAACTCATAGCCCAAGAGGCATCCGTGTACGAATGCGTTGCGCAGGTCAAGGTTTACACAATCGTTGGTGTCAGGGTATGTCATTTGTGCAATCTCGCCCCACTTCTCAAGATGTGCTTTTGTATAAGTTCTTGGTTGCTTGTGGTAACGCAAAGCGTTGCGTGTGTCACGCACTGCTTGCGAGTAATCCGTTATTACTGTCATGTCCATCCTCCTGTGGTTGGGTTGACTTCATCGTAGGGAATAAAACGGTCGGTTGCAACAGAGAGTTTCTGTAATGTTGGTTTTTTAGTGACATCGGTTTTTCAGTGACATCGGTTCGTCAGATTCTGTATTAGTTTCTGTAATGGGGTGCAAGAAAAAGGGACGGTTTGCACCGTCCCTTCTCCCTCACTGGGGGCGTGAGATGTTACTTAGTTCTCTTCTTCGTCTTCTGCTTCGTTCCAGCAATCTTCGCACATTGCATCTGCATAGATGTCAGAGTCCATTCCACAGATACCACAGTATGTTACTGTTTCTTCGCTCATACCAATGTCACAGGTGACCCACGCCATCGTGGTGCGGAGCAAGTGACCGTAGTCGGCTGATGTGGCTTCCTCGTGGTACGCAGTTACTTCATCGCTGGGCACGCCTGCTTTGCGCAATGCCTTCATCGTGCGAGCAAGGATTGAGAACGCATTACCGTCCTCACCTACTAGTTGCACTTGTGCTTCGGGGTATTTGGTTGTCATGATTCCTCCTGTGGAACTTGGTTGTTGATAAATGTATCGGTCTTGGTCAGGACTTGCAACTTAGGAGTTTGTGTAATGTCTGCCAAGTTGGATTGTGCGTCTTGCTCAAGTTTTTTGATGAGTGTTTCCATGCGTGCATACAATTCTTCAAACGCTTCATCACTAAGTTCGTTGTAGAAAGAAAGAATGCCATCAAAGGTTTTACGCAGTTCCTTTACCGTCTTGAGTAACTCTTGTGGTGCCATCACTCGTCCTCGTCCTCGTCTTCTTCGGCGCACCAGTCGCATGAAGTTTCTGTCATGTCAGAGCCACAGTCAGGGCACTCCTCAACGGGGTCACCATTCTTGGTCAACCTTGCACCGTCAAGCATTATACGAAACTCCATTGCTGTGCCATTCTCGTAACGCACATACACAGGGAACACACCGTCCCCACCAGCAGTGGATGTTGCTACGCCGAGACTCTTTCCTAACTGACCTGCTGTGTGACGAATTGTTGTAACGCACGCACCGTCATACGAGAAATCATTCTTGTCTTCATCAGTGCTGGATGTGAACTCATTGCTATCCCAATGTGACTTGATGTAACACGGGTCGCAGACCATGAGTTGACCTGAGTCAACTGCACATTCTCCTACGAGTGTCCATCCATTTTTTGTACTGTTTTCCATTTTCTCTACTTCCTGTAATGTTGAGATGTTGTTTATTTGTTGAGAATGTTATTCACGACTAAACCGATTGGTGAAGCGTTGAACTTTTCTGCAAGGGTCTTGAGTTCTGTGGACTCGTCAGATTCTGTATCAGTTTCTGTAATGTCATCGTCTTCGGTAATGGCATTGAAGTTGTCAACTAAGTTGGCAACTTGCTCTTCAAGCAATGCAATAATTTCTTGTGGTGTCATTGGAAGAAAGATGTTTATTGCGTTGTAATCATTCAAAACAACCTTAAAAGTTGTCGTGCCAAACTGAGGCATATGGTGTAAGTCAAATGACATTTCTTTTGAGTGTGGATGGATATTTGTTGATGTGCTCATGTCTCGTGACATTGTCCCTCCTCGGAACTAGTTGTTGGTAGTTGTAAATATAACGGTCGGTTTATGGAAACACAACACAAAGTTTGTGTAATGTCAGATGTAGGTGATTGTCTGAATTGATGTGATTGGTGCCATGACTTGGTATGAAGGTTCGTCAACTGAAGAGCCAACAGTGAACCACAGAACTCCATCGCTGTAATCGGTGACTTCTACATAACCCCATGAATGACCATCACGGAGTTGTATGCGAACAAACAAATCCTTGAGTGCGTGAAGAACTGTACAGTCTTCAATTTCTTTATTGGATTCTTCAAGATAGATGATTGGGTAAGACATTGTTTATTCCTCAGTTTCTGTAATGGTGTTCATGAGGGCAAGGTACCAGTCATGAGTTGCGGCAGTACCTGCCAACGATGCGATTCGGGCATCATAATCGCTGGCATCACACCCGTCATAGACAATAGTTGTGTAGTGACCTTGAAGAATGACTGCTTGTGCCCAATGGGTTTCGCTATCATGAATCCTGTTGTCAACTTTGTCAATGTGCAAGATTGCTTCAGAGACAATGTCATTTGCTTCACTTTCTGATTCGGCAAAAACAAAATAAGTTCCTGTCATGGTTACGGTGTATGGCTTTTTGTTAGACATTATTTATTCCTCGGTTTCTTCGTGGTCTTCGCTGATGCCATGCTTCTCAGAGTCATAGCATTCTTCGTGGTAGTTTCCGTAATGGTAGTTACCTTCTTCATCTGTGAACTCCACACGAATCTCACAGTCAAGATAAATCTGTTGGTTGCACTCGTCACATTCAAATCCTGAACACTCGGCACAGCCCCAACCATCGTCAACTGGGATACGGTTAACGAATAAACCAAATCCCGCACCAAACGCTGTTGAGCGTTTGCAATATACACATGGGTCAACTGTCCCCAGTGCTTGTTCTGCTACATTCATAATTCCCTCCTCAGAAAATTAGTTTGTTTTATGTGAAAGGTTCCCTGTCATTCTCGTGTAAGAAATTAATCTCGTGTAAGAAATCGGGGAACCCCCACACACTTATTACCTTACAGGAGAGGTAATAAGAAAACAACACAAAGTTTGTGTAATGTCACCACTCATTTGTGCGAACTGAAGAAGCAATCATTGCTCCAACTCCTGCAAAAATGATTCCCCATACTCCGTAAGCAATAGAACCATTTTCCATACCAAATGAAAGAAAGATTCCGACAAGAAGTAAACTGACGCTCAAGCGTTTCTTGAAGCGTGTCCATTTATGCCAATCTGCTACTTTCATGACTCATCACTTTCTGTATTGTTGTATTCGGCGTACATCCAATCCAATGCTGTGACAACGGCTGTGCGCCAATGAATCCATAGTTCATCATCTTGTAAAATGTAACTGGACAGCAAATCAAATTGGTTTTTGTTTAGATGTGCGCCCCACTCAAGAATCTTTTTAATCTCTTGGGCACCTTCAATGTGGTCAACATCACCAATCATTGCAGGAATCTCTTCAAACTCTTGTTGCAGTGTGATTGGTGTCAACGCAAGACAGTTTCCGTAATGTAAATCACCGTAACCACATCCTTCTAAGATGTCAGACAATTTTGTACCGTGACGATTGGACACAGAGAGTGCGTCAGATTCTGTACCAAAGTTCAACAGTGTTTGGTCTGCTTCGCTCAACTCGTTCTCATCAAAGATTGCACAACGATTGACATCAAGAATGATGCCATCATCGGTACCTACAATAATCATTTTCTTTTTCATTTCTTTCCTTTTGTTGCGTTACGAGCAGACTCGCAAAGTTCTTTGATATCTTTTTCTTCTTCGTGAAGACCAATGAGTGTCAGGATGCCCCACAAAGCACCAATGCCAATGATTACATAAGTCAACATCAGAATGGTGCCTTAATAATTGTAATTTCGTATCCTTCGGATTCAAGAGCCGTTTCTAAAATCTCCCAGCCGTATTGCGTGGAGACTTCTCGTAGGGGCTTTGAAACTTTCTGTAATGCCTCAAGAGCCTCTTCGTATGTCAAATGCATTGACAATGTTTGTACATCTTCTGCATCCCAAGAGATGTGAACTTGGTCGGGGTTACGGTACTCAAGAACTGGTATACCTACTGATTCGGCATAATCCATAAAGGCTTCCTCTTCGTCAAAGTCAGTATTGGAATCGTCAACGATTACACAGTTCTCTGCGTCTACTAATGTGCCTGATTGGATGTCTAAAATCCACTTACTCATCTTTGTCCTCCTGTTGGTCAAGATATTGAGATACTACAGTTGTGAGATGTTCAATCACAACCTGTGAAGCCGACATAAGAATGTCATGCAAATCAATGGTGTCACGAATTGTTTCAAGTTCAGTTTCTGTAATGGGGTGCCCTGCAACTTCATGGAATACTGCGCTGATGTCTAAATCACCAAACACCAATCCTTGCCAGTTGAACTGCTCACAGAGTTTGTCAAAAACATTGAAGCCAACAAACTCGTCATCGTCAAGGTTTGTAATAAATCGTGCAATCTGCTGTGATGTTGTCATTACTTGCTCAAATCAATCTTTACATAAGTTTCTGTAATGATATTTTCACCATCGTAAAGGTAAGCAGTTACATACATGGTTGGCTTTTGGTCACTTGGGTAATCCATTTGATTACCGTCTGTATAGTAATTGAGGTCGGTGACTACATCAAATGAATCCCACTGGTCAACTTCAGGGAACCAACTTTTGTTTTCTTTGTCCCACACTTCGGGGTCTTTGCGCATCTTCCACACAGCCTTTAAACATTTACTGCGAATCTCTGTGTAATTTTGTGCAATGTGTTCGTAGAACTCTTGTGCTTGCATGACTAATTACCTGCCTTGAAATTGGTTGCCCATTCTGTTCCATTGATTTCTGTCAGAAGGCGCATAAAGTTATACAGATGCACACCTCGTGCGTCTTCAATCATCTCTACGACATCTTCTCGTGGTGCGTACTCGTACTGTTCCCAAATCAAGGGTGCGTTAGAGCCAGCCTCTACGAGTGCGAGGATGTCACTGAGGATAAAACCATTATCCATCAGTTCTTCTACATTGCAAAGATGGTGTTCTAAAGAACAGAACAGTGCGTAATCCTGTAATTGCTGATAATTCATTGTTTGTTGCCTCCTGTTGGCGTTGTTGTCAGACTACCCACACATATGGCAAATCACTCACCACATTGGGATAAAAGTTTCTGTAATGTTCGGGGAACTTTGCAACGAGGTTAGAACGATGTGATTCAATGATGTCAGTGCGTCCCCACCAGTCGGGAAGGTCATTCGCATCGGGTCGTATTAACTCTTGCATTTTATAAGCACAAGTATCTTTGTAACCTTTGGCAGTCCATGCGTCACACATTGCGAGACCATAAGCGCAGAGACCTGCTTCGTGACCTGCCCACATCTTTGATGCTGGATGGTTGACCCATCCTTTGGTGAGCCCAAGGTTGGCACGCAAGATTTGTAATACTTCTACACGCTGTTTACCAAGACGCTTGTAGTCAAGAACTAAAGCAATGTCTGCAAAAGTGCGTTCGGGTACAAAAGTTTGCATCAGTCCACCATCTCATCTTTGGTGACTGCCATGTGGACGATGTTGTCCTCATACGCAAGTTCGTAAATAAACTCGTATGGTTCTGAGAGGTCAATAAACCACTCTTCACCAATGTCAAAAGCATTGACATAGTTTTTTTCTATCGCTTTATGTAATGACTCTTGTTGAGCATCATCTAAATAAAAGAAGATGTTGTCATCACGGACTCCGTAGATGTCCTCTTCGGCTGGTTGTCCTTCGTGGTTCAACAACTCTTCACTAAATGAGAAGTAAAAGTAATCTTGGCTATCAGGGCTGTCCTTCCAACAGACAGTCCCTTCAAATCCAATCGGTTTGTGTGTCAACATCAAAATGGTTCCTTTTCTTAATTAGAGTTTGTGTAATGTTTGTTTGCCATAAACAACACATACTCGGCATGAATCGTATCGCTGTTTTTTACTTTCCACTCTTCGTACTTGTCCATAGATTCACAATCGTCCCAATCAATCGGATGTGGGTAATTGCAAGGCTCGTACATGGATTCAAAGATGATGTTGCCGTTATGAAATACATGAAGACCTGAGAAGAATCCAGCCTCTTCGTCATAGTCAAAAGTAAAATACAAAGATGGAAACATTTGAGAGACTTTGAGAAAGCCTGTGTCAGCACAAGACCAAGCAGTTTGGTATTGAATGATGACTTCCCACACACCAAAAGAGTCTTCAGAAACTGGTTGGATGTCTGTATCACAGTCACCCCATTTGCTACCCCAGTTATCATAAGCCCAGTCGTACCAATCTTTGTGACCATACTTGGCAATGTTGGACTCTTTTTGCTTACGGTGTTCTTCTGCCTTGTCTTCGGGGACAGAGCCTGCAACAGTGTTTTGAAGTTCTTCAGGACATGGCACATAAGATTGAAGAATCTTTGAGTCAGTTATCCCATCAATGAAACGATGTACTTCTTCTTTGGAGCCTTTGACGCTCAGTGTGGTTGATACCCAGTTTGGCATTTTTATCCCTCTTCTTCTTCGTCAGATTCTGTAATGTCTTCTACATCAATGGAGTAGACCTCGCTGTATTGGATGTATTCTTCCCAATTCCAACCTTGGTTGGTTGCGTCTTCCTCGTTGTCGCATTCCACTTCGTATTCCAAGTCAACACGAACATATACTTTGTAAGTTGCCATGATTAGTCCTCCTCGTACAAGGTAATTTCCCATGGGCTGTCCCAGCCCACAGAACCATCTGAATCTTCTGTGATGAGTTGGTCATCATCATAAGAGTAATAAACTGCCTCGGCTTCTTCGGCTGAGTTTGCTTCAACCACATACATATGGTTAACAGTTTCAGTTACATAAATTGCATATTTCATGTTGGGTTCCTTTCTTCCCTGCCGATAGAGTACAACCACCACAAACAAAAAGCAACAATTATTTTGGAGGAATATGACCGTAGAGCAAATTGAATACAATATGTTGAAATCACCTGACAATGGTGCATGGCGTGACCATGCATTGTGTGCTGGTATGGGCAACACTCACTTTTTTGAGTTTGGTGCTGGGCGCACTGTCAAAACAGTGGCGTTAAGTATTGCCAAGGCAGTTGACACTTGTGCTGAATGCCCCGTGACAGTTGAGTGTTTGCGCTTTGCAGTAGACAATGACATCAAGCATGGTATTTGGGGTGGGTTGATGCCTAAAGAGCGTAAGGGTCTTCTAAAGAGTTTCTGTAATGTTTCAGAGCAAAGCGTTTAGGTAAGAGTTAAAGGTATCAGCACCTACGAGGATGTCTCTTGACCAAGAGGCTTCTCGTAGTGCTTGCCCTTCTTCTGCACGAACCTTTGGGTCACATAATGCTGTGATGTGCTTCTGCCATTCTTTTGCTTTGTTCTTTTTGGCAACTCTGCCAACTCCCCAAAGTTTCTGTAATGTCTCATAAGCAGGTAACCCCGATGCAACCCACGGAATACCTGAAGCAGAGTATTCAAGAATCTTGATGTCAGACTTAGCATGATTGAATGGGGTGTCCCGTAGAGGTGCAATACCAATATCCATTGTGAGTAAGTTTGGATAATCTTCAGGGTCAGTTGCTGGGAGCGAAGTTACAGAAGTTTCTGTAATGTTCCATTTGGATGCAAGCGAAGGTGCATTGGGGTGCGCACCACTGTGCTGGAGAGAGATTAAACCAAGTTTCTGTAATGGTGGGATAGTGCCAGCAACAGTTTCAAGGTCACCACTTCTGTGGTTGGTTGAGCCCACCCATCCAACAATTGGTTTAGTTTCTGTAATGTGTTCGTGGATATTGAATCGCTTTACATCAACAGTATTCAGTAACACATCTATGGGTGGACAATTACTAAACATTTTTAGTAGTCGGTCTCTCAGGTACGGTGTGGATACGGTTATTCTGTCGCTTGTAGCAAGTACCTTTTTATAATGGTTGGTGTTTTCGTTTGGGCTGGTTTTTGGGTGACTTGCAGCAAAAGCAAGGTTGGTTGTGTCCAGTCCCCAGTACCAGTCATCAAGGTCATTGATAATAATCTGACCCGCTTTCTGTGCCAACTTCATGTGTTCAGGAAGGGTGTCATGCATTAGTCGTTGCATGATAATGATGTCAACATCATGGAGCGTAGAATCTCCATCGGTTTGTATAGAGAAGTGCGTTCTGTTCCATACAAGAGTCCCAATAAAAGTATCGGTTTCTAGCAAGGGTTCGTACTGTCCTAGTCGTACCCAACCTGCACCACCCCAATGGCTTTTGTTATCAGGTGACCTCTGTGGTGGGACTCTGTCCCCGCTGGCTATTCCCAGTTTCAACTTCAATTAATTTCCTCGTTTTATTAGCGTGCTTTGAGCAAGGGTGTGTAGGATTTTCTGTAACGGGTACGAATACTGTCAGTGTGACATTACATGAGTCGCATTTATATGTCTTCCTATACATAAGTACTAGTCTAGATTATTTAGTCGGTTTCTGTCAACAGTTACTTATCTGTTTCTGTGTACTTGTCCCTGAGTGGTTTGCGTGTCTTCCAATTAACACAATTCTTTCCCCACTTTGTCATGTTCCTCCAACCTTGGGCTGGACGGAAAAAAGGCTCATTGTTTAATTTGTCGTCCAATGTAATGTACTCATTTGTTGTTTGGTACCCAAAAAAAGCAATACGGTTACCAACAATAATTTGTTCTTCTTTAGTGGCTTTCTTGGCTGTCTTTGCAAACTCCCATCCACCGTAACCCTTCCAAGTAGATTGGGCAATCCCAAGACCACCTGCGTAATAACCACCGTCTTTCCAATCATGGTTGGTTTCACACCAAGAGACTGCTTCCCAAAACTTTATTGAGCCAGCCTTCCGTGTCTGTAATTGTGCAAAAAGTTCAGGGTGGATTATTTTGACACTTGCAGTGTGTACGAGAATTGCAGGAATAGTGGTTACAACAGTTGTTGTACTCGCCTCTGGCGCATCACCTCCTGTTGTTGTTAGGGCACCAAAAGTGGTGGTAACTGAAAGGGTGAGTGCGGTAAGAAGGCGATAAACCATTTTTCTCCAATGTCCATACAATAAAAAAGACCCCGTACCAATTGAGTACTGGAGGTACTCGGAGGTGAATCCTTGGTATGGGGTCTGTCTACAGGTTACAGGGTTATTGGTTGAAAAGCAAGAACCTCAGGATATCTAAATCACCCAATTCTTCGGTCATAAGTGGCACCGAATTAATATTCAAAGTTTCATGCTTGGTTTCTGCAACAGCATTGCAATCTGTGCATCGGCAACCTTGTCGGTAACGCACCCAAGTACCGTGTGACCTTATGGCACTTGGTTTTGGTGTCTTATTGGTAATGACTGTCCGTTCTAGGGGGGTCAGTCCACCCCACATTCCCCAAGTTTCTGTAGTGCCTGCGTCTAAGCATTCTTTCCATACAGGGCATCTACGGCACACTTCTCGTGCAACTCCATAGTATTTGTCAGGGTTGTCGGTATCTAATGGGGGATACCAAATATCAATATGTCGGTTTTTACAAAGACTCTTAGAAATCCATTGTGGTGTGTCCACTACTCATCTTGCCTAACTACACAGTCCCAGCCAAGACCTGTGTATCCCCCAAGGTCAGCCCAATGGTCTCTTTTTTCAGGAGACCACGAGATTCGTGCAATCTTTAACAAGTCCATCATGACTGCTATGTCATGTGGCTTTATGTCAAAACCACCACGTGCCTCTATGGTGCGTTCAAGGTACGTCTGCCAAAATGTAGCGGTCGTTTGAAAATCATATATTGGGTCACCGTAAGCATCGTTACGGTCACCATTAATGAGATTAATTGATTCTTTAAGTATGTCTGTACGGTGATTATCTATAGTTGTCATTAGGCCATGTCCACTTGCTTGATTTCTTTGCGTGAGGGTTTGTGTCTTTGTAAATCTGTGTGTAGGTGCTTGTTGGGTTTTTATTGGGTTCCCAAATAATGTGTGACTTTGATTTTGGTGCTACGGGTAACTCAATAAGTACCTTTTGGGCTTCATTGATTGTTACAACTTTTTTAGCAAAATCTAAAAGGTCGGTTACTCTGCGTGCATACACTTGTTCGTTCCATGGTTGTGTACGAAGGAATGAAATAACTCCTGCACGGTCATATTGGGTGTAATACAAAGGATAGTCGTCTATTGCGGCACACTCGTCTGTAGCAAACGCTTTTAAAATACCTTTGTTTGTACCAAAATGTAGGCTGTCAGGATAAAACCCAAAGCGTTCTAGCCATTGAATAGTTTGTTCATAAGAAACAGAACCTCTGTGGGTCAGCAAATGAATTTTTATGTTGTTTTCCTTCAGAAGGTTCCAACCTTCAACAGTGTTGTCCATAGGAGCATCACAATTAAACAATTGTGCTTTCTGCACACCTTCTACAAGCCATTCATCAAACTGTTGGTCTGTCAAACCCCACTCTTTATAAAAATCCCATGTAGTAGGTAAGGGCAGTTCTTTGCCCATCTTAGTTTGAGCGTATGCATGAAACACTTTGGCGAAATCATATATGACTCCGTCCATATCAATTCCAACATCAGTAATCACTGAGCCACCTCTTATTCTCATCACGGGTTACCCACGCTACGGTTTTTTCTAGAGCAGTTTCAAGATTAAAAGGTGGTTTCCACCCTGCGTTATGAATCTTGGAAGAATCCAAAGCGTAACGATGGTCATGACCTGGGCGTGTTGAATGGTAATCCACCCAGTCAATCTCACAGGCAGTATTAAGGATGTCCGAGATAATCTCAGTCATCTCAAGTACAGACTTTTCTTCACCAGCGACATTCCAACGGTTTGGTTTCTGAGTTTCTACAGAGTTTTTGTAACGTACTGCTGGTGCTTGTGTAAGAACCCACAATAAAGCATCGGCGTGGTTACGGGCATGAAGCCAATGGCGCTCGGATGCTTGCCAGTTTGGAAACCCATCTGTAAGACCATGATAAATACCATGAAGTTCTACAGAAGTTCCATTTGCAATAGAACGAATAGTTTTTGGAAGGAACTTCTCAGGATGTTGGCGTTCTCCAAACAGGTTCATTGTGTTGGTAATGGTCAATGGAAGACCATAAGTGCGCCAGTATGAAATACCAATTGCTTCTTGACCAACCTTGCTGGCTGCATAAGGGTTGGAAGGGAGCATGGGGTCAAGCCATTCTTGGTGGGCGTGCCCTGCTGGTGCGGCTCCATAAACTTCATCTGTTGAAATCTGAACAAAGTGCTCTAAGTTGTCATGAGTGCGTGCCCATTCATACATGTTGAGTGACCCAATAACGTTGTTATGGATGAAAGGTGCTGGGTCAGTAATACTGCGGTCAACATGGGATTCAGACGCAAGGTGTAAAACATGCGTAATATCCTTCAGTTTTTCAGAAACAGGTTGTAAAGGTGCCCTTAGGTCGTGCCACATAATTTTTACTCGGTTTGAGTCGTAATTATGGATATCCAGAACTCTGTCTACTTTACCTGCATAGGTCAGCGAATCAAGTACCAAAATTTCACTATCGGTATTGGTAAGGAGGTGTTCAATAAGGTGATGCCCAGCAAAGCCGCATCCCCCAGTTACTAGGATTTTCATTTAATATTCCTCTTCAGGGTCTTGTGATTCTATGTATTCAGCAAAGATGTCCCAAAGGTCATCATTTGTAGGGTTTAGAGACATGTATCTAAGGGTACTGAGAATCTTCCAAAGAAGATAAGTGTTAAATACTAATAAACCAATTATTATCATTTTATGCTCCAAACTCAGTTGATTTTAGGTGGTACTTATGGTTATGTCAAGAGTCTTCATCAGAAAAGTCAATGACATCTGCATACAGGGCATCGGTGGCTTCTTCGCTTAATCCACCATTAGGAAGCATCTTGCTGGTCTCCCCAACTTTTTGTCCAAACAGTCTTGAAAGAACGCCACTAGACCCACGAGTCTCAACTTCAATACGAAGCATTTCTCGGTTGTCACTGATGCGAGCCATTTTCTCCACAAGGTTAAATACTCGGTCAATTTCTGTAGAAAGGCTGGAATCAAGACCTTGTCCTTCTAGTTCTTCAGCGAACCTAGCGAACATTACACGACCTACTTGCATCTCCAATAAAGCCTTCATAGCAGCCTGAAGTTGGTCTTTGGACTTAATCTCTAAAGGCAAAGAAAACGCACATGTCGCATTTTCGTTAAATTGAGGGCATCGGGGAGCCAAATAGCAATTATTGCACTCCCTTAGTGGGTCAGCATTATATTTTAGAAGGTTAACCTTCTCAGGCTCAATTTCTAGTTCTTCTCCATCATTTCCAACGGTTCTATGGCCTAAAGACACCACAGATTCAATGCCCATTACGGGTAGTAATGACCGCCCTCTTTCGTGCCGCTCATTTGATGGGGCTGTAGTAATACTTGACCCCCCTGGAGCCACTTTTTGAAAAGGAGGGGTAACACCCCCAATAGTAATTATTGGGGGGTCAGAAGGGGGTCCAAACTCGTCTTCGTCATCAGCCACAGAAGGGTCATAGGCCCCAAAAGTATGGGTCTCCCATTGTTGCCAAGAACGGATAGCAAGAGTGCCAACAGTGGCAACATCATCCTCCATTACAGAATCTATGTCCACATCAAGTCGTATAATATCTGCTCGGTGCTTCTTTCTGGCAGACTCTTTTTGCTGGGCTGGATAACGGCGCAAACCATGACCATCCCAAACCTGAGTTTCCCCGTAGCGGATGACAGAAGTCCAAGAATTGACAATAACGGCATCCCAAGGAAGGTGCTCAATGAGGTCAGGCTTAGAAGTAATACCAATTAACTTGGCTCCCCAGCGGGCTGCCAGTTGGCGAATCCTGACCATGTTACGAGGGTTTACAGCCTTATCTGAGATGGCTACACGACCATACTTTTGACAAAGCCACGCAAGGCGTTCTAAGTCAGTTTCATCATTCCATACAGGAACATACTTATCCCCAAGCCATGCTCCATCATAATCAGGGCGACCAATAACAATGGAAATGTCATCTGCGTAATTACGTACAAAATCATCAAAACGAGTCAAATCTTCATCATTTTCAGAAGTATAGATAATGATTTCGTTACCTTGAAAAATGTCTGACAATACAAATTCCTTCTTTTTAGGAATTGGTAAATGTGTGAGATTTAGAGCAAAATGCTTGACGTTGTTGTCAAGCAACATACGCCGATATGAACCTTTTTCTGACCCTCCGAAAAAGACTTTCACTCCCAACCTGGCCTGCGCCAGATTGATGGAGAATGTGCAGATTCAACGAGTAGACGCTCTGCAACATCGTGGTAGGGGCGAATCATGTGGATGCAGGGGTCAAGCCCTTGTTCAAACTCTTCGTATTCTCCCTCGGTCATTGGTTCTCCATCATGGGTGATGCATACAGGGGGTCCACAAAAACTGTTTTCCAACCCGTAAGCCATCCATTCATCAAAATTCATTATGAGTGGTTTTGGTGGACCGTATGGTTCTGAACCAACGCCCCCATGTTCATTAATCTGACTCACGCCATGTCCTTTCTGCCTTCGCTAATGCTTGGCTTTCAATTTCCTCAACAAGTACATCCCAACTTTTTAGAACTCTTTCTTCGTTCCATTCAAGTCGGATGGTGTCGGGTACCGTCAATAGTAGCGTGGGTATACCCATATGCGCAACCTTCGCAACAGCAATTGGGTCAATATCTATGTACCAATTAATTTTGCCGTAAACAGCATTAAAAGAAGCAACACGGTCAATCTTTACATCCACACTGTCTTCTAAAACAATGTCTACGGTAGTGGCTTTGTAGCCTTCACGCTTTAACCATTCAAGAAGAATGGGAGTATTTGTAATGCCTGTAGCCATGATGGCTAACTTGTTGTTGTACCCAGCATTTAGGGCTCCCCATAGTCGGCGCATTTCTTTTCGTGGAATACGAGCACCAATTTCATCACCAGGGGAAGCAATGGCATCAAAATTAATTAGAATCACTTGTCGTAAAGACCCATTTCAGTGCGTTGGCGATGCGTATAGTATTCGGCGGCAGGGCAGTACATACACACATATTGTCGTTTTTCTTTAGGAATACCAGTTTTACGTCCAATAGTCTTATCGTCATTGCACCAATCAATGCAACCCTGACTTGGTCGGTTGTGACGACTAAAACATTTGAGTGCATCAACTTTTAACTCATCTCGGAAGTCACGGATGTAAACATCTTGGTCTTGCAACTCTCTTTTAAGTGCTGTTTCTACATCTAACTTAGATGCAGTTTCTGGGTCTGTGCGATAGATTAATGCTCTACAGTTCTGAGGGTCGGGTACCTGTGCGTTATGTCGGTCACATAGTTCACGCAACTCTTGGTCATATTCAGGTGGTCCATCATACGGACGCATCTTCCACATAACCCCATGGGTTTTGCATACAAGTAGACGGTCAAAGTCTTTATCAGCCATTTTGTGCTCCTAGTAGTTTCTGTAAGGTATCTTACATGATACCTAGTGGTGTTGTCTACTGTTACTGAAGGTGCGATTCAAAATTTGGGAAGTTTGGTGCTTCTTGAATATTATATTGAATTTGAAGCATGTTTTTGCGAATAGCGGCTGCTGTTGGGTCAACATTGCCACCACGGTTTGGGGTAAGTGATTTAAACTTGCCATCGCCTGCACCTAGAGTGAGGTCACGATTGCATGAGCGGGATTCATTAACTGCCATAATTTACTTCTTTCCTTTGGGTTTTGCGGCTGCTTTTTTAGCAGGTGCTTTAGAGGCAACTGACTTTGGGCCTTCAACTGTTTGTGGAATTAAAGTAGTTAAAGGTTTCATTGATGCTTTATCATTTAAAGGATTTTTACCCATGACTGGTTTATAGTCTGGGTCACCAATTTTTGGTTTTGGTTTTGCTGGACCATATTTTTTAGCGCCAACTCCACCTTGCTCGTTAATCTTACGACCCTGAGTCTTGGGAGCACCAATGTTACCTGTAGCAGCAGCAGTTGCTTCTTGAGCAGTAGCATACCCAGACTTAGGACCTTGAACAGGTTGTGACATTGGTCCTGCTGCTGGCGCTTGTGGACCTGCTGTTTCGGAAAGCCAAGGTCCATTAACACCTTTTTCATTTAATTTTTGACGGGCTGTGGCAGCCTCAGGACCACCCTTTTCGTCATTAGCATGAGCGTAAAGACCATCTGGCACTTTAGTACGGTTACTTTCGTCAAGTTGACCCATAGGTTGTGGACCTGATTCAATAGCACCAGCAGGTTGTGGTCCTGCACCAATTGCAGGAGTACCTGGACGCTGTGGACCCGCAACAGGTGTTTGTGGACCTACTGGTGGAGCACTAGTTTGCTGTCCAACTGGAATTTGTGGGCGACCAGGACCTACTGGAGGAGCACCAATTTGTGGAGGAGTTCCAGGAGGCTGCATCTTTATTGGTGGCGGTGCTGGTGGAAAAGGAGGTGGCGGTGGTGGGCCATAAATTGGCGGAGTAGGACCTACTGGCGGAGTTGGAGGCGGAGTAGGACCGACTGGAGGAGTCGGCGGTGGCGGCGGTGGAGTCGGCGTTGTGGGACCAACTGGAGGAGTTGGACTACCACCACCGAATGTACTGTTGTTTCCGCTGAAGGCTGTCTGTCGTCCTCCACTATTTTTGGATTGAAAGGAGTTATCGTAATCGCCGTTTCCAACATTAGCGCCTCCCATATTACCGTAGACAGTTCCGTAGTTGTCGTTACCTTGAACCATGGTAATGCCATGTGATGCTAACGCACCACTAAAATCTCCACGCCGACCACGGCGCATACCACGACTATTAGCAGGGGAAGTAATAGATGCATTTTGGCTTCGTCCACCACCTGCAACTGGAGGACCCATTAAACCATCGTCTGCCATATCGGAACCATTTCTTGAAGAGGCGGTTGAGCCTGAATTGTCTTTATCCATTTTACCATCACGTGAGTCTTTGTATTTTTTAGCGGCCCAGCCACCTACGCCACCAACAGTCTTTTCAATGGTATCGTTCAAGCCTGTAAACATGTTGTAATGGTTTACACCAGTATCATAATTGGGTCCACCGCCACCGCCACGGACACCCCGAAAGGTAGAAGGTGAACCTGGAGGTGCTTGGTACGTCCCAGGTTGTCCTGTCTTACGCCACATTTCCCAGTCCATGTGGCTTTGTGGAGCACGCCCTTGCTGTTGCAAGTAGCGGTTAATATCTTTATTTGTATTGAAGTCTGAATCTGTCATTACTATTGACCTGCTTGTGCAGACTTTTCAATTTGGTTAGCAAGAATACTTTGCAAAGTAGATGTGGTGCCATGTTGCTTCAAAAGGTCAGAGGCGCTTCCCCATGCTTCAGTTTCTGACATACCATGGTTGCGCTGGATATGTTGCGCAAGAATGGCTGTAAGAACATGAGGAGAATGGGTCTCCATCAATTTACGAGCCTCTTCATGGTAGTTTGTTTCATTTTCCATTATGCCCACAATCCTTGCATTGAGTAGCGACTAGAACCTTCAAAGTTGTCTTCCATAAAACCATTACGGAACATAACTGGAGCACCTGAAACCCAACGGCTATAAGTTGGCATAGTTCTTGGAGTATCAAGTACATCCATTATAGTCATTTCTTGACGGTTAAACCCACGGGTTTGTGGAAACAACTGTTGTGGTACAAGCGGACGAATTGCTCTAATTTGTTCTGGGGGTAGCAAATAAGATTGTAAAGCCTGGTCTACCAGCATCTCTGTATGAGACTGATTGGGCTTGTACGGAACTTGCATTATTGGATGTCAGCAACAACTTGTGGTGATTGTGAAAGAGATGCAATAATGTCACGGCGGGTACCCTGCATACGGCTCATTGCACGCATGTCATGGTTAGTTTCTGCAATGCCACCTGGGTCATGGCTATTTGGAATGTTATTTGCATTTAAAGCATTGTAAGCGCCCAAAGCAGCAGCAAGAACTTGTGGTTCTGCTGCCATCATGTGTGCAATTCTTGCGGGGTTATCCCGCTCGTCAATTCCTCTAGTCATTGGGGTTCCTTAGGTGTATTAGATGGGTGGGCGGCACGAGAACTTTGTTGTTTTTGTTCCATAATATATTCTGTAACTGCATCGTGCGGTTCAGACGGATTAGCAAAGTTAACCCAAAGAACATTAGGAGTATTAACATTCCGCACAACTACTGGGTTGCGCTTAGGATTATTTCGTTCATCACGCCCTCGTGACATTACTGCTCCTCGTTGTCTTTTTGCGCTTCTAAGTGTTTACGCAAATTTGTAAGACGCTCTTTTTCACGTGGGTGAGGAGCGCCATAATCTAAAGTTTGGTTAATTTCCGCAAAAGTACCTTCACTGATTTCACCTTTTGATGCAAAACGTCCTAAAGCAGTATCATTACCCTGTGACCAGTCACGGGCTACTTGCTGTGGTCCATCATTAAGTTCAAATTGAGGGGTCGGTTTTGGACGACCTACTTGGCGCTTTGGGTGGTCACGAGTATCTTTTCCACGAGGCATTATTTTGCTCCACATCCAACACAAGGAACACGCTTACTAGGGTGGATAGATTCCCTGTCGTGCCACTCCAATGCTTCTCCCATGTCGTCAGTGCAATTGCTACAAAGTGGTCCGTCTTCGTCTTGACCAGCATTGGCACGATTTTGGTAGTATTCCATATCTGCACCCGTCATCATGAATGATTGACGGTCAACACCACGATTAGGGTGTTTACTAGTATCTTCTCCACGAGGCATTAGTAATCCTCGTTTTCTTCACGGTTGTCAAAATACTGATTAGTAGCATGCGCTGCTACGCCACCTACAATAGCACCTATTGGACCATATCCAGCAGCACCAATAGCAGCACCACCTGCTACTCGCAACATGTTATGTAGTTTGTGATGGTCCATTCCATGTCCATCATCAAAAGACTTTCTGCGTGCCATTATTGATTATTCCATCCTAGTTTGCCACCCTCTACCATGCCACCTTGCGTGATGGCTCCACGAATAGCCAAATGGCGAGCATTTTGAGGTGACTCACCATAACCTCGGTAAGTGCGGTATGATGCACGAGCATTCGCAGCACCTTCGGGATTTAACATAGTTGTTGGTCCTGTGGGATGGGAGTATCCCTGTGCTCTATAGCCTGCCAAAGTGTCCTTAGACATTCCACGGAACTCACTACGTGGTGTTGAGCGGTGGTTACCACCAACTGAATTTCCTCTATGGTCAGTAGTCATTAGTAAAAAATACCTTCAGCAGGGTCTTTTGACTCTTTGTATTTTACCGTGGGTGGGTACTCGTAGGGAGAACTGTAGCCCATTGAGTTTTTACCTGAACGAGCGTCTACTGCTTCAGAAATAGCCGTAGGAATGTGGTCAATACGGTTACCAACATTGTCATCGTCTGGAACGGGTTTGTCAGGGTGGTAAGGGGTTGAGTAATCAACACCATAATGTGCATCGTCTAGGTAATCGTTTCCTTTGCGGTGCTCATCAATAACTTCCTGTGCGGTGTCTGAATCAATTTTATAGTAACGTTGAAGCGCTTGGATAACACGGGGGGTAGGGCGGTGCCCACCATGTGATGTATCAGGGTTTCCTACTGGATTTCCTCTATGGTCAGTTGGCGGCATTAGTAGTGTCCTTTCTTCAGACGCTCTTCTCTAAGGTTATACTCTTCTTCAACATCTTCAGGGTCCCAGGGGTCAAGTACTTCATCTAAGTTAGGGCGAGGGATACCATGTGGAGGTGCGTCATCTTCATGGCGGATGTTAGACGTATCAGGGCGAGGGATACCATGTGGAGGTGCATCATCATTATCTTGGGTATTCGTGATACGTGGGTCAACTGGGCGGCGACCTGGATGGTCTCGTGAATCTTTACCTCTTGGCATAACTCTATTTTACCTTATTTCCACGGCGGTGCTAATGATTTAAGAAGAGCACGCCGTTCAGCACTAATCTCTTGAACCTGTTCTTCTCCTTGGCGAGAAGGGATGCCACGAGGACCTACTTTTCCATCATTGGTAAGACGAACAGGTTCTGCTCCAGGGGGAGCAAATTTAAGACCTTGAGATTCTAATTGAATTCCTGTCCAAAGGTTAAACTCTTCGGGCCAAACGTAGTCACCAGGGTTGATGCGCTCACCTTTATGGACACCACGGCTGTACTGCCGAGCATTCATACGACTTAATGTTCCAAGAATCTTGTCTTGGCGGCGGTTAGAAGACATGGTGCCAAGGTATCCGTCTGGATACTGTTCTTCTACACCTGTGCGGTACCCCGATAGCAACTGGTCTTTAGAGTTGCGCCAAACTGGAGAAG